CGGTATACCCTGCCACAATTTCAATAGCGGCGTCCATGATACCCTGAACAACAGCCTCCTCCGCTGCATCAACAAAACCACCAAGTGAGATAAATGCACTCAGGTCATCGGCGCCTAATCCTGGCACTGCAGGCCGATCACCCGCAACGACGGTCCCCTGGATCCAGTTAACAGGGCGCCCGCTTGAATAGCTCGAATATCCTTTAAGCATGGCTTATACTCCTTTAATTTCGTATTCATCGATGGGCTTTGCGCCCCGCTTTTTCTTTCGGGTTTCTTTAACCTCCCCGAGTATATCAGCAGACCCGGATCCCTTCACCTCATATGCGAACCCGTCAGCAATTAGCTGGGCTTTGCGCGCATGGTTGCTGGCCGTGAATAAATCATTCCTGTGAATGAAACCCTCTGCACCCGCAAACGTCTTGATAGCTTTTAACATACTGACTCCGATGAGCGCTAAATTGTGAGTGATTAGTATACCGTTATTCTAATGCAGATACAAAAAAAAGGACCCCGAAGGGTCCTTCTCTATCCTGCCAAGTTTACACGGTCTCAGCAAATACCCCTTTAACAAACGCGCTCGGACGGTCGACGGTCAGAGCAACACGCTCTTCCCCCAGGATTGCCACGCCGTTACGAACAAACAGATCCGCGTGCGAATCGGACAGACGTACACTGGCCTGTTGACGATCCCACAGAGTCACGGCCATGTCGAAGTTACCCAGCAAGAAATCACCTTGATCGATTGCATTGGTCTCGACAACAGGAACACGGAAGATGCGTGACTCGCCGCTCATTGCCATGTACTGCAGCCAGATGTAATCGCCGCCGTCATTCTTCAACAGCTCGATTTCTTCCCAGTCGGCAGGGTTCAACACGATACCGTTAGGCATGTAGTTGCTCAGACGGGACTTAGTCATAGCCTTGCGAATATGCGTAACAAAGTCGTCAGTGGCAGCACGCGTGCCCTGATTCTGCACACCAGTAGTGTTGAAGATTCCGGTCAGAGTTCCGCCAGTGCCATCACCGTAAAGAAGCTGCTTATCTTCTTCAAGTGCCAGGCCATTACGCAGGCGGCCATCGATGTAGCTGCGCAGCATTGCAGCATCGTCAAGAACTTGACGCGATGCAATAACGTGATGCGCGATGGTCTTCACTGCAGCGGTACGCTCTTCAAGTACCAAATTGGACTTGTTTTTAACTGCCAGTTCAGTGGCCTGAGGTCCAGCCTGGTTGTCAAAGCCGGTATAATCAACGTAGTACTCAATAGAGCCTGAGCTGGTTTGCGCAACGTTCATCAAGTTCCGGATGTGCACTTGGCGATCAGCAGGGTCACGGATGATGCCTGGCAGACGCTGAGAGGTAGCAACCGCACCAACAGATCCAGACGCTGAGCTCAGGTCTTTCATAACGAGCTGAGCAACGTCAACAGCGTCAGTGCTTTTCAGGCCCTTCTCGATAGCAATCTTATATGCAGTCGATTCAATAAAGGCTTGGCCAGCAGATTTGAGCTCAGCAGCAACACCATTAGCGGGGCGCTGCATACGCTTCTCAACGTCTTGCATACGGCCCTCAAAATCGGCGGTAACCTGGTCAAAGCTTTTCTCAGCAACGCGCAAAGCGGCTGCAGTAGCATCACTTGTTTTGCCCAAAGTTTTGATTTCTTCAGACTGGCGCTCAACCAAGCTCTTCACTTCAGTGTGAGCTGCGTCGAGATGAGTTTTGAGATCTTTAATATCCATGATAAGTACCTTTAAGTTTGATTTTCACGGAAAGTGCTTGTGTGCGGCTTTCTTCGTGTGTTGCAGCGGCTCTGTTTGAGTGCCAGCCAGATAAGTATCCTCTACCTGGCTAGCGCTGTCAACCTGTTAAATTAGTATAGCCTATGCTTGGCGAATGTTGCAAACCCATCGATCAGGCCCTTCAGTTCATTAAGCTCAGCATCCTGGCTGGGAGTAGTATCCTCAATTACCGGATCAACTACCGGGGCCACAATTACTGCAGCGGCTTCTGCCTCTTTCTGGATGCTTGCCCGCAAATGCTTAACGGCTGTAAGAACAGCTGCTTCATTTGCTGCAAACGTTACCAGGGAGAACTCCATGAGTTTTGCTTCATAGATGTGACGGATGCCAGCATCATCGATCTCAGACTTGCCATTTGGAATAGAGAAGCCAATCGAGAAACGATCAACAACGCCGTCCATTGCAAGCTGAAGAGCCTCATCACCCTGCCGAGTCTTTGAGATCCGAGCTTTGACATAAAGCCCTTTTGCATCTTCCCGCATTTCAAGTGGGATCCCGATCGGGGCGGAATGCTGCCATAGCAGCTTAATTTTGCCCGCAGGAAAGCGCTCGTTAATGGACTTCTGGAAAGCACCAGCATGAATCATATCCTCTACTTGATCCATGTCGAAGGTAGAAGCATAACCCTCAACAGTACGCTCCAGAAGGTCAACTGTTTGAGCTTTCATCTGGAAGTCTTTAAAAATAGTTGTCATAGCTAATCTCCACTTAGTTTAAAACGTCGACCGTAGCGCACCGACAATGAATTATATTACCTGCTGACCCCGAGGGATCACCCGGAAACCTTAACGATTCGCCGGTCCTTACAAACATCTGGTTTAATGCCACCAGCTCACCATTGGCTGCCCTATGCGAAAACTTGCCAGTACCGAAGGTTCTGGTCCTGCCGTCATTAGCAGATACCCACTCTTTTGATAGTTGTAAGTCGGATGACTCAGCGGCTGCCTGCCTTCCTATGTTATAAGCCGCATGCGACTCGGTTCTTGCAATCATCATAGCACGATACTTAGAACTAACAGAACCCTGCTTAACCATTCTGTCAGCTATCTTGTCAACTGAGTCACCATTTCGCTTGCCCATCTGTATGATCTGTCGGATCGCAAAGATTGTGGTCAAGCTTAGTCCAACAGCCCGGGCCGCGGCCTCACCAAAGATAAAGGCTCTGAATATCTCACCAAAAACTGAATGGGCAGACTTCATCTCATAATCCTGGCCATGAGCGCACTTGATAGCACCTAAAAGCCTATCCCCTGCCAGGTTACCACTAGCCACCCAGGTGCGCTGCACTGTCTCTTGCATCTCACGGCCGTGTTGGTCTAGGATTGCACCCACCACCACCTCAGACCCGAACTTGCTGTAATCTTTTGCTGCCCGTTTATAAGCAGACATTATTTCGCTCTCAAACTGTGGTGATACCCTATTGGCAACCCTAGTTTGAGCGCGCTGCTGGATTGCCCGTTCCTCCATTTTGCTGTTGTTCATTAAATACTTTGACATTAGTAGCCCACCGATTTAGCCACTGCAGTCAGATCAGTATNGGCTGAGCTCTCAAAGATGTCCAGAAGCTCCTGCTCTTCCAAGTCAGGCATTGCCCGCCGGCCAAGCGATACAGCAGCTTCAACAGAAAGCTCTTTGGCCGCTACCAGCTGAGCCAACTGGATGATCCGATCAAAGCCAGAGTCCATGGCGCCACCGGCCGGCATAAGTCCACCAGGGGTATAACCAACCTCAGCGCCTGGGATCCCTTCAATGTCCAGGTTCATCTCCAGAAGTCTGTTAATCTCTGTGAGTGGAATGCCAAGGCTAAACAAGCCCTGAGCAACGGTAACCTTCTCCTGGAGAGAGTCCTGCAAAGCAGAGACGCCCGTGAAGTCAAATCGGATCCGGAAGTTAACCCCACCAGTCAGGAACCCGGTCAGCTGCTCTGAGATGTCTGTCATCAGCGGGACCAAAGTATCACGCCAAAAGATCTTTCGCGCTGTTTCGATATTTGCCAGCGTTGCGTTCTCATAGATGCCAATCAGTGGCTCCGGAACGTCTAGCACTGAACAGATCTCTGAGCGAGTCATCTTACGGCCGTCCATAAAATCGAGATCCGCCATCGATTGACTCATCTGTGAGAAGCTAGCATTAGCAAGAACCCATGGCTCACGAGCTGAGCTGAGTCCAGTGTATTGCTCACGCACTTGGCGCCGTGCCTCTTCCCACTCTTCCGGCTCAACATCACCCTCCAGGGTAAAGACNCCATCCGGGATGCCCCGGTTTTGCATGGTGACCTTCTGCCAGTCAGATGCATCGTTATCAATGTCGATAGCTTTACCGCCGGCAAGTACTGCGCTCATCCCGCGATAGGAGCCGTCAGGATGCGTGTGCCTAATAGCTAGTATGTCTTTAACTTCCAGGGGCTGCGCAGTCATTCCAGTTGGTGTATAAGTCCACCCGATAATTTCAGAGTTGCGGATCTTTGGAACAACGGTACCAATTTCTAGGGGCAATATTTCTAGGGGCACTAAGCCCCCACGGCCGCCACGAATTACGCGAGCGTAGAAAGTGCCGGCAATATCCAGCTGAGCTGAGATGATCTGAATAAGCTGCCCGCCTGTCATGCCGGGGCACGGGTTTTTCAGAAGCTTCAGTAACGCGTTATTAGGATCCGGCTGCCAGCCTTCAGGCGTAGACTTCTGAACAATAAATGGAACGGATCCAGCGGCTTGCTGCTTCTTTCGGACGCACGCAAATACCCAGCTGTTACCCTCATAGCCCTCTTCGAGCGCTTTGCGGTCATGGTAGTTGGTCCAGTCAGAGCTGGTGCTCAAACCTAAAACGCTGGAGTTGCTCATCATCTTTTGAACTTTGATCGGAGCTGCCTTGACTTCTGCTTTTTTGAATAGATTGCCGAACATGTTTCTACCTCGCTATAAAGTAAAGGCCCTAAAAAGGGCCCCCTACCTTTTAAGTTACTTGAGCTGCCAGTATTTTGTGCCCTTGCCACGGTACTTTTCCAGGTCAGTGCCCTTCGGCACAAAGTCCTTTACCACTTTCGCATAGCTAATACTACCAGCCCGCGTGACGTTTGTCAGCTTTCTTCCACCGATATCTGCATTGCGGCCATTCGAGAATTCTTTAAGCTCATCCAGGATAGCCGCCTTTCGTGCTTTGATTTCAGCCTCAGTGCGTGCCAATGCATCATACTCATCAACCAGGAACCCTGCAAGCTCATCGAGAACGACGGTCACCAGGGGCTCCAGGTGATCTTTGCTGCGCTTCTTATCATTGCAGATTGCTGTCAGCTCTTCATGTTGAAAAGTCAGCACCGGCAAATGCTCAGCGATCCAGCGCTCATCATACTTAACGCGCTCCAGGCTTGTAGCAAATGGAGTCCACTGATAAAAGTCGCACCATTTGCGTCCACTTACATACATCTGGAACTGTGTCTGAGCA